GTTCAGATACTATTCAGAAGTGGATATATGACCCTAAGAAAGCAACTGAGAGCCTATTCAGAGTGATTGGTGCATTGGCTGTCTTTGGTTTATATCAGTTGGTAACAAATATATTTTAATATGCAATTAGTAAAGATAAGCGAGGTAAAACCCAACCCGAAGAACCCAAGAATAATAAAAGACGGAAAATTTCAAAAGTTAGTTAAGTCTATACAAGAATTTCCTGATATGTTAAATAAACGCCCCTTAGTGGTTTTTACTGATGTAGATAATAAATACGTTGTATTAGGTGGTAATATGCGCTTAAAAGCGTTAAATGAATTAAAATACAAAGAGGTTCCGGTTATTGTCGCAGATGAGTGGACTGAAGAACAAAAAGCAGAGTTTTTAATTAAAGATAACGTAGGTTTTGGAGAGTGGGATTGGGATAGTTTAGTAAGTGAATGGGATAATGAAAAATTAGAAGATTGGGGATTAGATATTCCTAACTTTAACAATGTAGATTACTCAGAAAAAAACGAAGAAATTGACATTGATAGTTTAGATGAAACAATGACTATTAAATTAAACTTTACTGAAACAGAATACTGGACTGTTAAACAACAATTATCTGAAATAGCGGCAACCCCTGAACAAGCAATATGGAAATTATTAGGCAATGAGTAAGCACAGATTTAATTATAAGTGGTATTTAAAAGACGGGTATCCACAAAAAAACGGATTAAAAGTATTTGGCACTTTTATTTGTGGTGGAGGTTCTACAATGGGTTATAAGTTAGCAGGCTTTGAACATTTAGGAGGTGTTGAAATAGACCCTCAAGTTGCTGATGTATATAAAACAAACCACGATCCAAAATATTTATTTGTTGAGGATATACGAGAATTTGCAAATAGAACTGAATTTCCTGAAGATTTATACAACCTTGATATTTTAGACGGTTCGCCACCTTGTTCAAGTTTTTCAATGGCCGGTAACAGGGAAAAAGATTGGGGAAAAGAAAAAGTATTTCGTGAGGGACAAGCAAAGCAAAGATTAGATGACTTATTTTTTGATTATATAAAACTTGCAAAGAAATTACAGCCGAAAGTTGTTATTGCTGAAAACGTCAAAGGAATGTTACAAGGCAATGCAAAGACTTATGTAAAGCGAGTAAAAGACAAATTTGAAAAAGCAGGATATAAAGTTCAATTATTTTTACTTAATGCCGCATCAATGGGAGTACCTCAAAAACGTGAACGGGTATTTTTTATTTGTCAAAGAAATGATTTAAATTTTCCTAAATTAGAATTAAAGTTTAATGAAAATGGAATAACGTTTGGTAAAGTAAGAAGCAAAAAAGGTAATACAAAATCATTAACAGAAAGACAAATTAGAACATTAAGTTATTTAACAACTGAAAAAACACTTGAGCAAATCGAAATTAAACATTTTGGCAAAGGATCTGGATTTACAGATAATGTAGTGCACGATACTGATATTGCTCCAACAATTACAAGTGGAGGTAAACAATTTAGGGCAATAGATAGAAGTTGGTTTTCAAATTATGATTTTCAAGTTTGTGGAACTTATCCACTTGATTACAACTTTAAAAAAATAGAACCTAAATATTTAATAGGTATGTCAGTTCCTCCAGTAATGACAGCACAGGTAGCAACTGAAATTTACAATCAATGGTTAAAAATAACGTGAAAAAAACGAGATATGGCACGTGAAGACAATTTAAAAAAGTTTACTTCTGAATATCAACCAGAAAAAAACGGAAGACCAAAAGGCGCAAAGAATAGAAGCACAATAGCAAAGTATTGGTTATCAATAGAACAGAATTTAAAAAATCCATTGACAGGAGATACAGAAACTATGAGTCAAGAGGATTTAATGACATTAGCCTTGATTAAAAAAGCCAGAGAAGGTGATACCAATGCATACAAAGCACTCATGGATAGTGGCTATGGTGCACCCGTTCAACAGGTAGAGCAGACACAAACCAATTTGGACTTGACAGGTATGTCAACAGATGAGATAAAATTACTACTCAAAGGTGAATGACACACAAAAAGCAATTAGGAACTTATTATATCTCGAGCTTTGCAGGAGGGAATTTTGGGAGTTTTGTCTCTACTATGACCCGGCATTCTTTGAAAGTAGAGTATTTCTCCACAGTGTCGCACAGTCATTTCAAGATTTAGAGGAGGGCAGTATTAGATCACTCAGTGTATCCATGCCTCCAAGGGCAGGGAAGTCATATATCAGTTCACTGTTTTGTGCATGGACCATTGGCAGGAATCCTGCAAGGTCAGTAATGAGAAACGCATGTACTGCCACATTATACCTCAAGTTCAGCTATGATGTTAGAAACATTGTCAAGAGTGATAAGTTCAAACAGGTGTTCCCATCTGTTCAGCTGAGTGATGATAAGGCTAACCTTCAAGGTTGGAACACCAATCATGCTAAGCAGGTTAGTTACTTTGGTGCAGGTGTGGGAGGTACAATCATTGGATTTGGAGCTGACAACATAGCAGTAACAGATGACCTTTACACAGGCTTAGAACAGGCCTTATCAGATACTCAGAATGAGAGAATCATTCAATGGAAGGAGGCAACACATGACTCAAGGTTTGAATCTGGATGCAAGAGGATTGACATAGGCACACGTTGGTCACTCAATGATGTGATAGGCAGGCAAATGAATGATGGCATCTATGACCGTTCAATTGTCATTCCTGCATTGATAGATGGCAAATCATTCTGTGAGTCAGTCATGACTACAGATGAGTATCTGACTAAAAAGAAACGTACTGAGCCATCCATTTGGGAGGCTGAATACATGCAGAGTCCTGTTGATATTCAAGGTAGGTTATTCAATGACCTTAAGACCATGCAGTTAACTGAGTTCAATTCAATCAAAGGTACAGTACAGGGTTGCATTGCTTACTGTGATGTGGCAGACCAGGGAGCAGATTTCACAGCCTTTGCCATATTAGCAGTGGCAGGTAATGAGTTCTATCTGGTTGACTATGTGTTCAACAAATCAAATACAGATGTGACCATGCCACTCATTGCAGCTAAGCTGAATCAATGGAACGTGACCTATTGCAGGGTGGAATCCAACAGCATGGGTGCTATGTTTGCAAGAGGATTGCAGAAACAAACCAACACAAAGATTTTACCGGTCCACAACTCAGTGAATAAGATAACCAGGATCATCATGCAATCTGTTTGGATACAGCAAAGGATTACATTTGTCAACAATGGCACTCCTGAAAGTGAGTTATTCATTCAGAATGTACTGCATTTCAGTAAGGAGGGTAAGAATAAGAATGATGATGCACCAGATTGCTTAGCCGGGTTGGCTATCTTTGCACAATCTATGTTCAGACAGTTAGCTTAATCAGACCCCCTTTTTGGTATGTAATTATTTACTATATTTGCCAAAACATTATTAAATGGCATTTGATTTCATTAGTGCATTTGTTGATAATTATGCCAATACAGACCGGTATCGTAACTTAACAAGGCAAATCTTTCCCCCTGCAATACAGATATGGGGAAAAAAAGAGGCTGTTTGGTTAGATACAGGTGATGCATGGAGGCTGTTCATAGACATACCAGAGTTGAGGAGTGTTGTGAACAAGCGAGCCACAATGATGAGTACTAACATACCAACTTTATTTGATAAGGATGGTAATATTGTCACTAATCATTGGATTAATGACCTAATCAACAAGCCTAATGGGGTGCAGTCATGGTCAGATGTGGTATATTCAATGGCTGTTCAAGATGCATTGTACTCTAATGTGGTGGCTTACTGTCCATTGAGATCATTTGGTGTTAGGAATCTAATCATAACACTGCCAAATAACAAGGTTAGAATCAATCTGAGTGGTAAAAAACTCAAACAAATGGAGGCTAATGACCTCATTACTTCATTTGAGTTCACTTATGATGATGGATCTAAGGAGACAATTACCTTTGATGATACAGTTTACTTGACCACAGCGGATGGAATGAACATAGTTAGACCTATCTCAAGGATAGACTCACTGAGATTACCTCTATCTAACATCATGGCAAGCTATAACAAGCGTAATGTATTACTTGAGAACCTTGGAGCTATTGGTATCCTATCTGCTCAGAGTAATGACATGGGAGGAGCTATCCCAATGACACCAGAGGAGCGTCAAAAAATACAAAAAGATTGGTATCGTAGGCAAAAAGATGAGTTAATTATCACTGAATCCAATGTAAATTGGCAGCCAATGAGCTATCCAACAAGGGATCTCATGTTATTTGAGGAGCTTACAGAGGATAAGTTGGCAATCATTGATGCATTTGGATTGAATTACAACCTATTTTCAAGTGAGAAGGGGTCCACATTCAGCAATGTGAGAGACTCAATCCGGATGTGTTACACTGATACAATCATTCCTGAGACACAGCAAATCTATGACTCAATGATTTCTCAATGGGGGTTGCAAGGTCAGTACTATCTACAGGCTAACTTTGACCACTTACCAATCTTACAGGATGATGAGAATCAAAAAGCAACTGCAGAAAAAACCAAAGTAGATACTTATAGTGTCATGCTTAAAGATGGGGTGATCACTCAACAGCAATATGCAGAGGAGTTCGATATTGAGTTACAGAAACAGGACAGAACAGAGTCACAGGCGGCTGCATTAGCACAGGCACAAACCAATCTTAAAGGAACTGTAGGGGGGTTAGATGGAATCATTGGACTCAATACTGCAGTTAGCAGTGGTGCAATGGATAGACAAACAGCTGTGAACACATTGGTTAACTACTATGGTTATGACAGTGTCACAGCCAATTCAATGATAACTAATCCACAAAACGGATAGTAAATATAGCTTATGAAAAACAAAGGATACCAAACTAAACAAAGTCTTGAAATAAAAGACATGGACAGCACTACAAGGACAGTGGCTGTTTACTTAGCAAAGTTTGATAACATTGACTCAGATTTGGACATGATTGTTCAAGGTGCGTTTAAAAAATCTATTCAGGAAAGAGGACCCGAAAGTCCATCAAATAGGAAAATAGCATTCCTAAGACACCATGATTGGATGTGGCAAATTGGTAAGTTCACCAAGTTGGAAGAGGATGCTAATGGTCTTTTGGCTTATGGTCAATTAGGTACATCAACTCAAGGTGAAGATGCATGGAGAGATTATGAGGATAGCATTATTCGAGAGCATTCAATAGGCTTTCAATATATTGGAGACAAAACTAAATGGATTGAAGATGTTACTCAACCAATGGGAGGGTATTGGATGATTAGTGAGGTCAAACTTTGGGAAGGATCAGCTGTAACATTTGGAGCTAATGACTTGACCAATGTAGTTGAGGTTATGAAAAGCGAGGATAAGATATCTGAAATAGATAAAACAAGTGATGAGCTAAATACAGTTATCAAAGCTATTGCAAATGGAAAGGGAACAGATGAAAGGCTGTATCAATTAGAAATGAAAGCAAATGTCCTATCTGCTAAATTAAAGTTACTTGCATCCGTTGAGCCGTTCAAAAAAGGACATTCAACAGATAGTAAGCCAGCTAATCAGTTTGATTGGAATACTGTGCTCATGAATATAAAATAAATTGTTAAACTAAATTCTAAAAAAAAATGGCAGAATTAACACCAGATCAAGTGATTGAGAAAATCAATGGAATGATCACAGAAAAAATGGGAGCAGTTCCCACAAAAGAAGAAGTTGAAGGTTTAAAATCTCAACTTGAAGAGTTCAAAAAATTAGATGAAAAGAACTCTGAAATGGAGAAAGCAATTGCAAAGATGGAAGGTCGCATTGAGGCTATGTCTGAGAAGGCAGTTGATGCACCAAAAGCAAAAGGAGCTAAGACATTGAAAGATGCATTAGTTAAGACTTATACTGATAATGTAAAACAAATTTCTGAATCTATTGAGAAAGGAAGTAGAATTACATTAGATGTTAAAGTTGACACAACTATCGATGGTGATTATGATGGTAATGTTGCATTATCTGTATTAGAGCCAGGAGTAAACAGAATTTCACGACCTATCAGACGAATCAGAGAAATCTCTAATGTAGGTTCAACAACATCAAAATTTGTTACTTACATCCAACAAACTCAAAATGTAACACCAGGTGAAGGAACACTTTGGGTTAATGAGGCTGGTCCTAAATTCAATGGTCAAGTTAAGTATGAAGAGATTTCAGAGGAAGTTAAGAAAATTGCTGCATACATCAAAGTATCAAAAGAGATGTTAGCTGACTTGGCATTTGTTAGATCAGAAATCAACACTGAATTGATGGAAGCTATTGAGCAAAACATTGATTTCTCATTAGTAAATGGAGCAGGTGGTGTTGACTTAAATGGTTTATTATCCTCTGCACCTAACTTTGCTGCAGGTACATTTGCAGGTACTATCCCAGGAGCAAACATCATGGATTTAATCCGTATTGCTAAGGCTCAGATTGAGGCTGCTAACTTTGTTCCAACTCACGTTGTATTGAATCCAGAGGATGTTGCTAAAATTGAGTTGACTAAAACATCTACAGGTGAGTACACTTATCCTGCATTTTGGGATGCTAACATGAGAGTTGCTGGATTGGTTGTTGTTTCTTCAAACAACATCACTGCAGGTACTATGATTGTTGGTGATTTCACTAAATTCAACATCAAGTTCAGAGAAGATATGAACATGTCTGTAGGTTATGAGAATGACGATTTCACACGTAACATGGTTACAATCCTTTGTGAGGCTCGTTTGGTATCTTACATCAAAGGAAATGACGTGAATGCATTTGTTCAATCTGATATTGCAACTGACATAGCTCTAATCAACGACTAAAATTTAATCCAATATGGAAAAGAAACCACGCAAAAAAAAGGTTGCTAATGTAGAATTAGAGAATAAGATTGAGGTTCCAACTGTTGAGGTTGTGAGCTTAGATCCAAAGGCTGAGTACACATTCATTAGCAATGGCACTTTCCCTGGACTTGGCAAAGGTCAAGTATGGAAAATGTTAGGCTCAAAGGCAGAGATTTTGGTAAAAAAAGGATACGGAAAAATAAAATAAAATGATACTTTCAATTCAAGATTTTACGGGCAAATATCAAGTATCTACAGGAATGTATGACCAGGCAAAATTGCAGGATTACATCAATAGATATGAGCCACGTTATTTGAAGCAACTGTTTGGAGTAAGTCTATACAATGACTTTCAATCAGACCTGCTTAATAATGTGCCTCAAAGTCCTAATTTCTTGATATTATTTAATCCATTATCGGAGGATATGGGATACAATTTCTATTATTTCAATGGGATATATGAAGGAGTAAACCAAATAGACTCAGAGGGGATTAAAGAGATGTTGAAAGGATTTATTTATTTTGAGTATGTAAAAGACTTGAGCAACCAAATCACGCCAATAGGATTAGTAAAGCCAGATAATGAAAACAGTACTGTTGCAAACACTTTGTTCAGCATGATGTACACACGTTACAATGAGGCAATACGTTCCTATAACTCAATTAGAAATTTCATCAAATACACTACAGCCCCCCCATTAGGTCAAGCAGTTTCACTGAATTTGACAAGTGGGGGTACTGGATATGTTGACCAAACAAATGTAAGTTTAACAGGTGGCACAGGCACAGGCTTGACAGTTGATATAACAGTCACACCAAGTGGCTCAGATGTGCAAGAGGTTACCATTGTAGATGCAGGTAAGAACTACACAATAGGTGATACATTCATACTTCCAGGCGGTGATGATAATGCAATAATAGAACTTACATATGTTGGTATTGGTGATTACAGAAAGTTCAGAGGTGTTCCAAAATTAACAGCATATTGGTTATGACACAGGATGTATCACAGGCAGTTGAGGAGTTAGTAGGGTTGATTGATAATGAGATCCTTGGGTTGTATGATCCTATTCAAGAGAAAACTATCACATGTGATACGTCTTATGCGAGAGTAGGTAAGTATATCAATGGCACATTACTAATCACAGAGGTTGAAACAGATGAGTATTTGGTGGCAGGAACTGCAACCGGCATACTTACATTGCCTGTACCATACTTTGTGCCGGGCACTAAGATTTCAGCTAACAATGAGTGGACTAAGTTCAGCAATGACCTTACACAGAAAACTCCTCTTGTTTGGTTGTTACATGATGTTAGATATGTAAAGTTTGGTAGGGAGAGTGTTTATGATTGGGAGTCTGACTTGAGGATATTTTTCCTTGATGAGACTGATATTGTGAACTACCTAACAAAGGATCACATTGATAATGTTGTTGTGCCAATGAGTAAGCTCGCTGAGAAGTTCATTGAAGTTGTTAACAATGACAGGAACTACAAAACTTTGGATACCTATGAAATAGTGAACTTTACTCGATTTGGGACTGAGCAGTCTAATGGTTATTTTCAAAACATATTGGATGCAAATTTAAGTGGTGTTGAGCTAAGAATTAAATTAACGAAATATAAACAAAATTGTAAATGCTAAAAAATAGAAATTATGGCAGGAT